GTATCATCTAAATGGGGAAATCATTGTGGAACAAAAGATTCTTCCTTAAAAGATAAAGAGAAAAATCCTACAGGCGAACATCGTTGTTGGGCTAGTATAAATAATAAAAGCGATGAACTTTGGAAAATAAGTAAAGAATTATTTGAAAGTGATGTCGTTTTATTTTTTGCTAGTGTAAGATGGGGACAAGCTAACGGTTTTTATCAGAAATTAATTGAAAGATTGACGTGGATTGAGAACAGACATTCTACTTTGGGTGAAAGCAATATAGTAAAAGATATAGATTCAGGATTTATTGCTACTGGTCAAAATTGGAATGGAAAAGATGTTACTCAAACACAAAAAGAAGTATTACAATTTTTTGGATTCAAAACGCCAAATGAATTATTTTGGAATTGGCAATTTACAGATAATGCTCTTGATGAAACAAAGAGTTCTTACAAAAAAGCAATTCCTGTATTTGATAAAACATTTTTAAAACCATATGATAAGACTAAATAATATATTAAACGAAGTAATTAGTGAAGGCGGTGTTGGTGGACATATGGCACACCCATTTGATTTTGCCGATACAGGCGCTAAATTGGTAGATGTATTTGCAAAATCAGTTAAATCTTTAAAACAAGGAGCTGGCAGTGTAAAGATTGACGGTGTTAATGCAAGTATTCGTATGGTAAACGGTCAATTTGTAATGGATCGTGGATCAGCAAAACCGCTTGATATTAAAGGAATGCGACCTGAGGACTTACAAACAAGATTTGGAGCTGGTCATGGATTTGTCAATATAGGGGCTAAAGTTATTAATATATTCGACGCAGCAATTTCATCTACACAAACTGAGTTAAAGACATTGGGTTTATTAGATAATCCTAATATACTATTCAACATTGAATATGTAGAGGGTCAAACAAATGTACTTGGATATGGAGAAATTGGAAACTTTTTAGCTATTCACGGGTTAAAAGAAATTAAGCCAAAAACTTTTGGTAAAGATGGAAGTGTTAAATCAAGAGAAGCTGTTGAAATACCGTATGATAAAACAGCTATGCAATCTTATATAAACAAATTAAATGTGGTTGCTATGAAGAGTGGTTTTAAGGTATTGGGTAGTGTTGATACTACTTTCAAATCAAAACCAAACCTAGCGAGTGTTTTGACGCAATCAGTTACGTTGTATCCCACAGGTGAAGCTGTAACTAAGTCTTTGAAAGACTGGTTAAAAGGATTACAGTTTAAAACGCCACTGATTACCCGTGAACAATTTTTAAAATCGGTTGATAGTAAAAATATCAGTCAAGATTTTGCCGGTCAAGATGTAAATAAAATAGTTAATGATACTATTGTTTATTTAACCACAATTAAATTGGGAGACGAAATATTAAAAAATGCTACCAGTGAAATTGGCGATTTAGAAAAACACGAAGGTATAGTTGTGAGAGATTCAAGTATTTACAGTGATCCATTTAAAATTACAGGAAGTTTTATTATAAAAGGTCTTGGAAGTAAGTTTAAGAAATAAATTAAATACGTATTTGTTATGAAGAAAGCATCAGGTAAAAGTAATCTAGGCATCGTTAAAGATTACCTAGAAGGCAATCGTCCATTCGTACAAGTTGGCTACGATGCCAATTTGGAGAACAATAAACGCAAAGAAGGTGAAGAATGGGAGGATAGTCAAGGACACAAATGGGTTTGGAAGAATAATAGTAAACGCAGAGTTTCAAAACGTGCCACGATTATTAATGAAAAACGTTGTAAAACGTGTAATATGGATGTTCGATGGGGCAATTATTTGGACGACCGAGTTTGGCCTAAAACTGGATATTGTTACGACTGTTTTATTAATTTTCAAACTGAGTTAAAATTGATGGGTATGTTTGATGTCTATAATGAACTGCAGGATTTAAAAAATGAACGTAGTATTTTAGAAGATTATAAGAAAAAGTTTGAAGAAAGTAAAAAGTTCTGTGAAGAAAATAAAGATAAAGATGTTACATTTCTTGAAGAAGATGGATCATTTGAAAAATGGGATGGCAATATAGATTACAATAAAATATTTGAAGATTTAATTAAAGATATAGGGGTTATTGATATACGATTAGATGAACTGACCCCTAAGATAAAAGAATACGAAGAAAAATATGAGTCAGCCAAATCTCAGAGAAATAATAAAACAAGAGTATAAGAAGTGTATAGAGGATCCTATATACTTTATGAAGAAGTATGTTAAGATTCAACATCCTATTAGAGGCACGGTTGCATTTGAACTATATCCATTTCAAGAAGATGCTTTACAAAACTTTGTTGATAATCAATTAAACATTGTTCTTAAGAGTCGTCAGATGGGTATCAGTACCCTTACAGCCGCTTATAGTTTGTGGTTAATGACATTTCATAATGATAAGAACATTCTTTGTATTAGTATTACGCAAGAAACAGCGAAAGAAATTGTCACTAAGGTAAGATTTGCAAACGATAACCTTCCAAGTTGGTTAAAAGTTCCTTGTGTAGAAGATAATAGATTGTCATTACGATTAAAAAATGGTTCACAAATCAAAGCAGTTTCATCCGCCGGCACAGCAGGTCGTTCATCAGCACTATCTTTACTAATTATCGACGAAGCCGCATTTATCGATGGTATTGAAGAAATTTGGCTGTCTTCTCAATATACACTGTCTACTGGTGGTAGAGCTATTATACTAAGTACGCCAAACGGTGTTGGCAATTTCTTCCATAAAATTTGGGTTGAATCTGAAGAAGGCAAGAATAATTTTAAAACAATTAGATTACCTTGGCATTTACACCCAGAAAGAGATCAAACGTGGAGAGATAAACAAACTGAGTTGTCAGGAGTAAAAGGTGCAGCACAAGAATGTGATTGCGACTTTAGTACATCTGGTAATCAAGTTGTAAGTGTAGATATTCTTGAGTTTTACAAACAAACACATCTAAAAGATCCTGTTGAAAAGCGAGGTAACAATCAAGACCTATGGATCTGGGATTATCCTAATTATAGTAAAAACTACATATTGACAGCTGACTGTGCTAGAGGAGACGGTGGTGATTTTAGTGCATTCCACGTTATAGATATAGAAACATTGGAACAAGTAGCTGAATATAAAGGTCAGTTAACTACAAAAGATTATGGAAACTTATTGGTTAGTGTTGCTACTGAATATAACAATGCTTTATTGGTGGTAGAAAATAACACTATAGGGTGGGCTACATTACAACAAATTATTGACCGAGACTATCAAAATACGTTTTATAGCGCAACTGATTTGACGGTGATTGATGTAGAAAAAACATATTCTAATAAATTAAATACAGCTGATAAAAAGTTAATTCCTGGATTTACAACAACTAGTAAAAATAGACCTTTAATCGTAAGTAATTTGGAGTTATTTTTTAGACAAAAACAAGTGATTATGAAGTCTAAAAGATTATATGAAGAACTGAATGTGTTCGTTTGGAACGGACCCAAAGCAGAAGCGATGAGGGGTTATAATGACGATTTAGTTATGGCAATTGGAATTGGATTGTGGATACGTGAAACAGCGTTGAAGCTTAGAAATGAACAAATAGCTTATAACCGTGCAATCATTTCAAAAATATCAAAAGTCTCAAGTCAAATTTCAATTCCGAAACAAGTAAGCGCGGTACCAGATCATCATAAAACTATGGATTTCACGGTAAATGACAAAAAAGAAAGTTTAACTTGGTTGATGTAAATACTTATATATTATAGATAAATCATATGTCAGATAAATCTTTTCAAGAATTACGGAGTCGGTCTTTATTCGCTCGTTTGAAGCGTTTGTTTTCAAACGACGTGATCGTTCGCAACATTGGTGGTAAAAAACTAAAAGTTATTGATACTGATGAAATTCAGTACGCTACAGATCGTAATAGTTTAAGAGACAGGTTTAATAGATTACGTACTACTTCGTATAATCAATATACTAGAGATTTTAATTTATCATATCAAAGCAGTCGTGTAGAACTATTTCGTGATTATGATACAATGGATATGGATCCAATTCTATCATCTGCGTTGGACATTTATGCAGATGAATGTACAACCCGAAATGAAATGGGTGAAGTAATTCATATCAAATCTTCCAACGATGAAATTAAAAACATTTTGCACAATCTATTCTATGATATTTTGAACATAGAGTTTAATTTATGGAGTTGGTCACGGTGTATGGTTAAATATGGTGATTTTTATCTACGACTTCATATTAGCCCTGAATATGGTGTTTATTTGGTAGAACCATTGAGTACATATTATGTAACACGTGTAGAAAATGCACATTTGACCAATAAAAACTTTGTTAAATTTCAAGTCAATTTGCCATATGGAAACAAGATGGAGGATTTGGAGAACTATCAAATTGCTCATTTTAGATTATTGAGCGATAGTAACTTTCTCCCATATGGAAAAAGTACTTTAGAAGGCGCCCGACGTGTTTGGAAACAATTGAGTTTGATGGAAGACGCAATGTTAATTCATCGTATTATGCGTGCGCCTGAAAAACGCATTTTCAAAGTTGATATTGGTAATATTCCACCAAATGAAGTTGACAATCATATGCAACGTATTATGGACCAAATGAAAAAGGTACCATATTTGGATCAAGAAACCGGAGATTATAATTTAAGATTCAATCTACAAAACATGGTAGAGGACTTTTTCTTGCCTGTTCGTGGTAGTGATAGTGGAACCAGTATTGAAAATTTATCTGGATTAGAGTGGACTGGTACCGATGACATTGAGTATCTTCGTAATAAAATGATGGCAGCACTTAAGATACCCAAAGCATTTTTGGGATATGATGAATCATTGAGTGGTAAAGCTACATTAGCAGCTGAAGACATAAGATTTGCTAGAACAGTAGAACGTATACAACGTATTATGGTTAGTGAATTGAATAAAATTGCGGTTATTCATTTATATAGCCAAGGATATAGAGACGAATCATTAGTAGATTTTACACTGGAATTAACTAATCCGTCCACTATATTTGAAAAAGAAAAAATCGATGTATATAAGAGCAAAGTGGAACTTTGCAAAGATATGCAAGAACAAAAAGTATTTTCTAAGAAATGGATTTATGAAAATATCTTTGGTTTATCAGATCATGATATGATAACTCTGCAAAAACAACTAATCGACGACGCTAAAGGAAATTATAGATTTAAGCAGATTGAAGAAGAAGGCAATGATCCAGCTCTATCCTTTTTAAATAAAAAAGATAAGGAGGGTGAAAGCGGCGGTGGTGGCGGAGCTGAACCAGGTGGTAGTGAGCCTGGGACTGACACTGCTCCTGAAGGAGGAGATGATAGTGGTAAAGATACCGGCGCTGAAGCTGGTGGTGAACCATCAACTCCCCCAAAGTTATCAGAAAAACGTGATCAAACTGGTAGAAAAGATGCCAGTAAATATCCTTTTGGGGAAGATCCACTAGGCACATTAGAAAACAATAGACGCAGTGATTTATCAGTATCGCACAAATATAAAAATGGATCGCCATTGTCTGTGGAGTCTATTAAGGGGCTGACAGATTTGTTAAAAACGTTGGATCAAGAAAAAGAAAGTTTGATGGAAGGAAACAAAAATTCTTTCATGGACGAACAAAATATAAAAGAATAGTATAATTCCTATATATTTAACCACATTGATTATATTTATAAATAATAATAAATAATATGCACAAGAAAGCAAAACATTCAAAATTCAAGAATGCTGGAATATTGTTTGAACTACTCACTCGACAAATTACATCAGACATTCTAGCGGGAAAAGATGAATCATTTACTAAAAATTTAATGTTCAAGTACTTCCACGAAAGTAAAGAACTTGGAAAAGAGGTGCAGCTTTATAATTTTATTTTACAACAAAAAAGTAAAGATGTATCTTCGGCCGAACGACTTTTGGGTGTTGTATTACAAACACGATCTAAACTTGACGAACGTGAATTAAATAAACAAAAGTATAGTATCATCAAAGAAATTAAAGAAAAATATAACATTGATGATTTTTTAAAGAACAAAATCCCAAATTATAAGTTATATGCTTCCATTTATAAATTATTTGAAGACCAAGATAAAAGTGGGGTTAAGTTTGAAGTTACTGAGTTAATAGAATCCAGAGAGTACATCGTTGAAAATTTGACAAAAGAAAAGAAGTCGGATCAAGAATCGTTGGATGTTTATGGAAGTCAAACTGCAGACGTTAGATTGTTAGCATACAAGTTTTTAATTGAAAATTTCAATAGTAAATACAACGATTTATTGCCAGATCAAAAGAAACTATTGAAGGAATATATTACCAATGTTTCAAATTCCAGTAAATTTACAAAATATGTCAATGAAGAATACAAAAGAATCAGCTTGGTATTAAAAGACCAAGTAAAAAATGTTACATCTGACGTAGTTAAAATTAAAATAAATGAAGTTATTAGTCAATTTTCTACTAAATCTTGTGCCGGTATAATTAAAGAAAATCAATTGACATCTTTATTGAATGCGTATGAATTAGTAGAAGAAATTAAAAAGATTGATGTCAAAAATGAAACAAAATCTTAAAGAAAAGATTAAACGAATTTTAACCAAGTTAAAGGTTAAAAATGAAGCTAGTACAACAGGTACAGGTGCGGTCGCGTCTGGTCCTGTTTCAGTTGGAGGCGATGCTGCTAGAACACCATTTGCATTTAGCCGCCGTGGACCAGGAAACATTAGAGCAGCGACACAATTGGGATATAAGTTAGCTAAAGCTATCAAAAGAAGTAATGGATATAAGTTGGAAAATCAAATGTATAGTGGTCCGGCTTACGCAACACCAGCACAATCAATTGAATTAGGCGATACATATACTGACGAAAATGGTTTGGTTCAACACAATGATCCTGATATGGATCCCAATTTAATTGGATATAAACAAGGTGCTTTACCTATGTATGAGAGATTTGATACTCTTAAATACGAACAAGAAGATAAACCAGTTGCTGCCCCACAACCTGTTCAACCTGCTCAACCTGCTCAACCTGCTCAACCTGCTCAACCTAAACAACCCGCTGCGGCGCCGTCAGTAGATTTAAAAACATACGATGTTCTTCCTGACTTTACAGCATTTGATACAAAATTAAAAAGTTCGACTGAAGCATTAAAGAATAATCTTCAAAAGTCAATACAGGATAAAATTTTGGGTAAGAAGATTGTGGTTAGAGCTAGTAAAGGATACAAACAGCCTGAAACAGATTATACAATCAATGTAACAGGCGTTGCGATTGATTATTATTATGATAGATATGTCATCATAATTATTGGACGAGAGGAAAATAAACAAAAGGTGGCTAAATTCTTTGTTAAACCAGGATTTAAACTTAAAATTTTAGGCAATGCTGATAATTTGAAGCCAAAGGATCAATATCAAGTTGCTAAATCAAAAGCATTAGTTGAACCAAACAGTCAACAAAATGTTGTTCCATCAAACAAAATAACCGCTGATAAAGAGGATGCGACTACTCAAGATCAAAACGCACAAACGGGAACAACACAACCTAAAGCTTAATATATATGAAACAAGTACTGATAGATATTTTACCATTTGAATTTAAAAAAACATCTTTAAATGAATCTCTTAAAGATGGAAAATTATACGTAACCGGCGTATTACAACGTGCCGACGCAAAAAACCAAAACGGCCGTGTGTATCCAGTAGATGTGTTGAAGAGAGAAGCTGAGAAATATATGCAAAATTTCGTTAAACAACGTCGTGCTATGGGTGAATTAGATCACCCAGAATCATCTGTTGTTAACTTAAAAAATGTAAGTCATAATATCGTAGATATGGGGTGGGAAAGTAAAGATTTAGTTGGTACAGTTGAAATTCTTCCTACGCCTAGCGGTAACATTTTAAGAGACTTGCTACAATCAGGTATTCTTTTGGGTATTAGTAGTCGCGGATTAGGAAGTGTTAAAAAAGATATGCGTGAAAATGCAGATGTTGTACAAGACGATTTTGATTTAATTGCGTTTGATTTCGTAAGCAATCCAAGTACACAAGGAGCTTTTATGTATCCACAGGGAAAAATCAATGAAAGCGTTGAACAAAAAATAATAATTAACCCATATAGTAATGTTGAAAGAATTATTCACAACATTCTATCAGAACTATAATATTTATAAAGTATGAAATTAAAACATTTACTGGAAAACTCTACGGAATCGACTTATGTCGCTTTGACCAAAGAAGAAAAATCAAAAATGGTCGGGGTTATTAAATCTTACAACGAATATCGTAAAGGATTAAAAGCTGATAGTGTCTATGAAACAGCACAAAAAATTATGGAAGCTGTTAATTTAGCAGAACGATATGCTATTAAAGAATGTAACGAATGGATGGAAGCTAAAATGGTGGAACGTGATATGAAAGAAATCAAACGTGATGCCGCTAAGATGTACGAAGAAGCACAAAAGATGAAAGCTATTGAACAACAACTTGAAATGTTGTATGAACAAGTTGGTATGAGATTGGAACGTTATTTTGAGATCGCAGATTCAATGAATGAAAATCCACAAACAACCAATGTTAGTACTAACGCATCGGTATAGAATCGATAAATTCCAACATCGAGATAAACGATTCAAAAACATATTTTCTATTTGATTCTAATACATAACCTTCGTCTGTTTTATAGACGAAGGTTTTTCTCTTTTCATTAACCATATCTAAAGAGGGAACTTCTACTTCAGAGAACATTCTGTACTCGTCATCTATACGAAAATCCATTTCGCCTAACAAATCTATCTCCATAAAATTCCATCCATTTGGATTATCTATATCTTCAAGTTTGTACATTTTTTCTTCTTCAAAATTATCATTATTTATAAAGTTAATTAATTTTGGCGATTTGTACTTGTTATAACTATTATTCATTTCACGTACATCGGGATTTGAATAAGCGTTTTCTTCGCCAGTTCTTTTTATGAACTTATAATTATCTTTTTTAGAATTCATATGTTTAGAAAAATTGGGATTAAAATTATAGGCCATAAGAGTTAATTCTATCTATAAAGTCTGCTAACGAACTTGTTTGTTCACTATCTTTGTTTTTATCTACACCGGTACTCAACATACTAAATATTTCTTTTTCTGGTCGATCAGGATAGGTTCTTTGTACAAAACAAGCATAAACAATTAAATTTTCATTTTTTTGATCTATTAATTTTTTAAACACATACTTTTTTGTACTACCGTTACTGAATATTTCGGTTTGTATCTGTGTGTTTTCCGGCGCATTTGGAATAAAATTGGTTTTGCCAAATCCGCTAAATCCATTTTGCTTATTTTGAAATATCAACATTTCTTTTTTGACAAATGGAACTCCTTCGTTTTCTTTCAACACTTGATTAAAAGATTTTCCTTTGATAATGTCAAAATCACTCAGTGAATACTCAGACTCTTTGAGACTTTTCAATATTTCTTTTAGTTTGGTAAAATCTTTAACGCTACTTGGTTTTATAGTACTAGCCATTGTACGTACTGTTGAAGATACTTTTCCAGGTTTAATTTTTCCTTTTTGTAAGGCTCGTACTAATCTGAATAGTCTCGCTTGCTTTTCACTTTGTGCTGGCATATATCAATAAATATAAAATATTTTGATATATTTACGTTTTTAATTATATTTATTATTCAAATACATCATTCTTTGATGTGACAGCGATTTATCTTCTTTGGAGTTCTTCAATAGCTTCATAAACAAATAACAATAAGAAAGGCAGAAATATAATTATGAGCGATCTATTAAAAGAAAGTATTGCGGATGCAAAGGCTGTTCGTGAAACAGCATTGGCAAATGCAAAAACCTTCCTTGAAGAAAGTTTTGCAAACAGTATGAAAGAAATGTTTGCGGACAAACTCAAAGAAGAAATGGCAGAAGAATCAACCGAAGAAGAAGAAGGTAAGATTGAAGAAAAGCTTGCATCTTCTAACATTGGTAAAAATGATGGTTTAACAGCTAAGACTTCTAAGCCAGCAAATCCATCTACACTCAAGTCTACATCTTCAAACGGTAAACAAGAATTTGATGTTAAACTTGAAGAAGAAGCTTCATCTGAAGAAGGCGATGAAGTAACTAGTGAAGAACTAGATGAAATTCTAGCTGAATTAGAAGGCGAAGTATCTGACGAAATGCACAGTCAAGGTTCTTCTGAAACACCCGATACAGGTGAAGAAATGGGCGAAGACATGGGTGATATTAATCTAGACGAACTTCTTGCTGAACTAGAAGCTGAAGATCCTTCTGCACTAGCTCCAGCTCCAGCTCCAGCTCCTGTTGCTCCTGATGCTCAAGCACCTGTAGATCAAGTACCTGCAGCTCCCGCTCCAGCACAAGTTCCATCTCCTTCTGAAGGAGGATATGCAGACGAAGTTTCCGCCGAAGAAATGGCAGAAGCTTTGGTCGCTATCAACGAAGAAAACGAATCTCTTAAGAAACATTTATCAGAAGCTCTAAGCACTGTTAAGTTTATGAAGGGCGTTCTATCTGAAACCAACCTATTGAATGCTAAGTTGCTTTATACCAACAAGTTGTTCAAAGGTAAGAGTTTAACCGAAGATCAAAAACTTAAGATCATTAACACTTTCGACTTGACCAGAAACATCCGTGAAGTCAAGTTGGCATATACAGTTTTAGCCGAATCATTTAATTCCGGTGCATCAGTTGTCAAGAAAAAAACCAATACAACTGCTCACACTATCACCGAAGGTTTGGCAAGCAAACAAGTATCATCAACTAAGCCAGTATCTACTATTGTAGAACCACACGCTGACGAGATGACTTCAAGATTCCAAAAACTCGCAGGAATCAAGAAGTAAAATTAGTTTGCGAGTAAAAACCTAACAGTAATTAAATAAAGAAAGATACAAATATGAGTATGGATATTAAAAGTCTATTGACAAACAATATGAATCCACAGGCCAAATTAATGGCAGAAACACGTGGACTACAAGGCAAATGGGAAAAGACAGGCCTCCTAGAAGGTTGCAAAGGTGTTGAAAAAGCACATATGTCAATCCTATTAGAAAATCAAGCAAAACAATTGCTTGACGAAGCAACCACAACTGGTACATCTACCAGTTCAGAACAATGGGCTGGCGTAGCTCTTCCATTGGTTCGTCGTGTGTTTGCTGAAATCGCTGCGAAGGAATTCGTAAGCGTTCAACCAATGAATCTACCATCTGGTCTAATCTTCTATCTAGACTTCAAGTATGGTACTAACGCTCCTGGTTCAGATTTGCGCAACTTGAACAACGGTAGTTCTGTAACTACCCGCGCCGGTAAGCAATTGAACGACAGTTTGTTTGGTGGTACAGGCAAGAAATTGGGTTCAACTGATAGCGCAGTACGTGGTTTATACGGCCAAGGTGCTTTTGCATATTCAGTTCGTCCAGTAAGTAGTTCCGCTATTACAATCACGTATTCATCAGGAGCAACCAATAACGGTGGTACAATTCAAACCGCTTCTTGGAATGACGTACAATTTGATGCTGAATTGAGTGGTTCCGTGGTAGCTAAGAAATTGTTTAAAGTAATCTTGAATCACGATGATAATAATACCCCTGTATCAAGTTACGGAAATCTATACAACGTTGACTTGAATGCAGTGCGTTCATTCAACTTGATCTCAGGTTCAGGTGCGACCAATCCAGGCGCACTCATTAAAAACGGTGTGGTGTTGAACACTTACAGCAAAGCGGTCAATACTGGTAGTTTGAGCAATCCATTCTATCAAACTGTATACATCGTATCCGCTTCACAGAGTACATTCGCTGGCGCCGCCTCCGGTCCAAGACTTAAATTGATCTATAGTCTACAACCTACGGACAACCTACGTGGTGACTTTGAAGCTGGTAAGACACCAGGTGAAGGTTCTGGTACAGCTGCTAACGTTGCTACTCAAAGCATCGACACTGATATCAGTATCCCAGAAGTTAACTTGGTACTAAACAGCGAACCAATCGTTGCTAAGACCCGTAAACTAAAGGCAGTCTGGACCCCAGAATTAGCGCAAGACTTGAACGCATATCACTCTATTGATGCAGAAGCAGAATTGACTGCTCTGTTGAGTGAATACGTATCTATGGAAATCGATCTAGAAATCCTAGAAATGTTGAACGGTGCCGTTCAAGGTATAACTACCGAAGCTTGGTCCGCCCAAATCGGTGTTGAATTCAGCAAGGGATTGAATGCAACTACTGGTGACGCAGTATTCACACGTAATGCAAATGCTTCTGCAAATCGTACAGCTTACGTTAAGAGCACTTGGTTCCAAACTCTTGGTAACAAGATTCAAAAGGTATCTAACACAATCCAAAAATTGACCCTCCGTGGTGGTGCTAACTTCTTGGTCGTAAGTCCAGACGTAGCAACCATCTTGGAATCAATTCCAGGATATGTAGTAAACACCGATGGTGACAGTGCTAAGTTCGCAATGGGCGTTGCACGTGTTGGTAGCTTCGCAAGTCGCTTCCAAGTTTACAAGAACCCATATATGACCGATAATATCGTATTGGTTGGTTTCCGTGGAAATAACTTCCTAGAAACAGGCGCAGTATATGCTCCTTATATCCCACTAATCCAAACTCCATTGGTCTATGATCCAGTGAACTTCACTCCACGTAGAGGTGTAATGACCCGCTACGCTAAGAAGGTCGTGCGCCCAGAGTTCTATGGAAAAGTTATTATCGGTGATCTCGATACCGTATAATACTTAGTAGAAATAAAATAACTCAAAAACCCCAACGAAAGTTGGGGTTTTTTCTTGCACTAATCGAAAAATTCGTTGGTATTTTCTACAACGATTTCTTGCACTTCTTCTTTGAACGAAGTATCTTTGGGATAAGGTAGAACTTTATGTTTAAGAGATTTAACCAGTTTCTTATTTTCTATCTTGTTGCTTATAAACTTGATATAACGATGTTTACCGCTTTCACGTTTGCGCCAAAATGTTCTACCAATACGTTCTTTTAGTTTATCTACACTGTGTGTTTTCCAACGTGCATATACACTTCTACTATGTATCCAATCATATTCAGTGGGGCCAATTAAACTAACACTATAGTTAGGCATCAGTGCAATATCCACATAGTTATCACCTTGATATACAAATCCAGTTGCTTGATATATTGTTCCAACGTGACCAGCTTCACTATCCGCGTAACTAAGAATACATTTTATTTGTGGATAATCTGTGTTTAATAATCTAAAACTTTCAGCTATACAATAGCTTTCTATATTTTTACCATAACCATCTGCAATCCACAGTCGTGTTAATTCCAACACATTGTTATTAGTAAGTAGAGGACATATGCTGGTACTTGCATTTCTACCCACGGCATTTCCATATACTAATACACCTATTAGGCGTTCGTTAAAACCACCAAAGAATGTGCTTTCAATATACTCTTTATAATAAACTCCATAAGCTACAGTACAAAGAGACCATTTGTGTGTATAATGGTTTTTTTCAATAAGAGTTTTTGCAACATTCTTATTGATACTTTTGAGATAAAGCAATGAGGTATCACAATATTCGGACATTCCCCCATTATAAACCTATAATAAAGAATGTCAACATTTATATTAAATAAAACAAGCCTTTTGAATTATAAACTACAATTCTGATCTTGGTATCGTTATCTTTAATGATACCGAGTTTATCTGAAATTTGAAATGGACCTGGATGATTACTTGTACGTACACCCATTACTTTATCTTTTATTTTATATACATCCAAATCTGTATTAACAACACTTGCGTGATATTGTCTTCCCAAAGGTATCATTTTCATAATGGTTTATTTGTTGTTGGTTCTGCTTTTTTTACTCTACTTGATGGAAATTCTTTGTTACCAAACTCGGTACCGTGTAAACTGTACAAATGCATTATTACACCGTGTTTTACAATTACATCCCCCAAATCATTTACCAAAACGTATGCTGGTCTATCATATTTCAACATTACAGCTGAACTAACTAATAAATGATTTGTTTCACCCGCATCCATTACTCTTTGAGCATAATTGATTCCATCACCGCTTATATTAAGATTTCCATTGATATCTTCCATTGGAATTACAGGTCCACAGTGTACACCCATTCTCATTTGTAAGTCGGGTCTATCTTTTACTGCTTTAGCTATAGCAACGGCACAATTCATTGCATCTTCTAGATACGTGAAAAATCCCATTACCATACCATCTCCGGTGGGTAATATAATCAACTTTTCAAGAGCATTAGCTGTTTTATATTGCATTGTAGATTTAACTAGTGTACCCAAGTCTTTACAAGCCTTCTTTTGTTCATCTGTGGTTTTTTTACTGTAAGCCACAATATCCATAAAGAATATGAAACCTTCTTGTTCAGTATCTAATTGTAATCGTCCTGATTTGACTTCCACGTCGATCTTGTCAACTTTACGAACTATTTGTTTAACTGGTTTTGGTACTTCAACCTTTGGTTGTTCTTCTTTCTTTTCTACAACCGGCATATTCTTTAATTTTAAAAAGTCTTTCCAGTTAATCTTTTTTGTTGGTGCATCTTTCTTTTTTGGTTCTTTTGCAGTCTGTTCTGCTTCTAGTTTCTTTATTGCTTCTTCTTCACGATTGCGTTTTTCAATGAATAACGCAATTTGTTTCTTAACTTCATCTGTAATATAAATGTTTACATCTTTACCATTACCACCCGTATCGTGTTTCTTCTTTCTTAAAGCACCTTTGGCTTGTAAATAACTTTGCATTTCTACATTGCCTGTCTTGAATGCAATGTCTAACGGAGCAATTTCTCCCTTAAAATCTGCACCATTAACATTTGCACCCAAATGTACCAAAAACTCCGTCATATCAACATCGTTAGCATTAACGGCGTAATGTAATGGCATCCATCCATTCTTTTCATCTCTACCATTAATTTTACCGTCTTTATCAAAAAATGACTGTACACCTTCAAAATCACCGGTTTCAGCACAAAAATGAATATTAACACCACCAGCAGATTTAGCGCCATTTTTATTTAACAACTTAACAATTTCACCTCTATTAACATTGGATAACACATCTATTGGATTGTTTTTACCTAAGAAATCTTTCTTGTTGACATCAGCACCTTTAACAATTAAATATTCAACCAAATGTTTTTGTCCATAATTAACCGCATAGTGTAGTGCTGTCCAACCTTTACCAGCGTCAACTTCATTGATATCTTGTTTTTTACTCAACATTTCTTCAATAGAAACAATATCACCATTCTTAGCAGCCAAATGAAAACTGCTACCACTACTATATTTTGCACCTCGACCTTGCAATAATTCTGAAATGTGTTTAAACCCTTTTTGTTCAGATATATCTAATGCAGTATTTTTGCTTGTCCAATCTTTTACATTTACATCGGCGCCACGATTTAATAACAATTTGACTATTTCTATTTGATTTTCTTCTACTGCAACAACCAATGGTGGATTGCCGGTATCGTCATCTCTCTGATTAACGTCTATTTTTTCTTTTTCGATGCAATTGTATACGTTATCATACAACCCTCGTTTAATGTGGGTAAAAATATTGATTGCCATAAGTAAATTAGTCTTGTTTGTTTTCTTTTTTGAAACGAGCCAAATCCAACTGAGGTAGTGGTTTTTCTATATTTAGACCGGCCAATCTTTCATTTTGAATAACTAATTTACTGCCACCTACAACCTTACCATCTACTACATCATATATAAAGAATACCGTTTTGGTTAAACCTACACGTACAATTCTTCCTGGTTTACCATCAACATATACAACGTCATCTTCTTTATAATCGGATCCAATAAACATAAAAAGCGCAGCTGCTAACTTTTCAATGCTTGATTTGAATATTAGAATTACTAAACCGGCTAAGAACATCCAGACATATTTGCCTGTCATATCTTGCGCTGTTGATTCTAATACTTTTTCTGAAATTACTTGTACAGTATTTGTGTCCATATTTGTTTTTGGTTATTTAAAACGAGTTTAACACCTAAAACAATTATATAATAAATATATTTAATTATCTCACTTCGTCCACTTTTGTTCTTTCAAGATATCATCAATCAAATCTTTTTCAGAGTTGTCCATTTCTTTGTCAAATCTCTTTAACACTTCGGTCAATGGATATACTCTGTCAGGAGATTCTTTTTGCTTTTCTTTGAGTTCTTGAATTACATCAACTATCTTAGTAAGTGGGGACTTATATTCATCAACTTTGTCTTTTGAAGCAAAGTTAGATATTTCAAATGCATGTGGAGTTAATACTTTTACCAAACTTAATAGTCCGGATCCGATCATATTGAATATACTAAATACTGCACCAGCTGCTGGATGTACTGTTGCTAATATTCTAAGTATAACGAATACTACAACAAATATGATAATTGCGGTTAAAGCACTAATAAAGAACTTTTTTAAACCCCAAAATACAGCATTTAATCCAAACATACCACTCATTGTATCAAGTGTAGCCTTGCTTTGATCTGCTTCTTTTGCAATTTCTTTTGCTTTATCAGTCATTTGCCAAAGTTCATCATCATACTTTTCTTTTAAAGCAGACTTTTCTTTTTGTAATTTGTTTATGATTTCGTCCCGTTGTGATAATAATTGATCACCTTTTTTTCGTTCTTCAGCTACTTGAGAATTAAGCAGATCAACTGTAGCTTTAATTCTTTTAATTTCATCTATGTGTGGAGAACCAACGATAGAAATTACTCGTTCATTCAAAGATTTAGCTGTTTCTACTTGTATAGGCGCATTAGTTACTTGACTTAACGAATGTTGAATACCAATTGATAAAGAAGAAGTTTGTACTATTTTACCTTTTTCTACTTTTTCCAATTCTACCATTGTATTGTCTACTTTGGCTTCTTGTTTTGCAACGGCATCTTGTGCCACACTAACTTGCTTTGCTGATTTAACCTCTGATGAAATACATCCAGTTAATATCAAAATTACAATAGTATAAAACAGTTGCTTTTTAAAGTTCATATAATATAAATATTACTTTTTATAATAAAACTGATATTTATACTCAAAGAAAAGTATAACCGTGTAATAAAAGGTAACGGCAGTTGAAAAGTAAGAATAACAAAACACATATGAAATTAATCGATTTGCTAACCGAAGTTAAAATGTATGAAAGTCTAGGATTACCAGCATCGGCTGTACAGTCATTAGATTCATTTGTTGCACAAGAATTAGACGAAGCTGATATGTTAGGCGCTGGCACCACAGAATTGCCATCCGATGAATTACAAGGATATTTAGACAGATCGGCCGGTCAACCTGCAGTTTATAAGAAAACTGGATTGCCTAAATTGGATAAAAAAGGTAAACAAAAGTATACTACTACAAAAGATCCAACTGATAAATTCAAGTATCCATATGTACATCCAAAGCTTGCCAGAGAGATACAAATTGTAGATCCAAGTGGCCGTAGGTTTGATTTAAACAAACTAAAAACCCATATCACCACACGTCCTGATAAGATTTTAAAACAAAATGAAAAAATTTCACACAGTGGCGGTGAAAGTACTCAGTTTTATAATATAGGATTGCCAGCTTTACAAGGACTTGGTTATGACGAAAAGAATCAAAAATTTGTTATCATAAATACGTGTCCAGGCGCAGGTGCATGCAAAGTTTATTGTTATGCTAAAAAAGGCGGTTATGTACAATATGTACCAGTTAACACATCGCAAACAAGACAACTTAACTTTTTGTTGAACGATCCGGATGGTTATAAAAATATGTTATCAAACGAAATTCGTGCAGCAGTTGAAAAAAATTCAAAGAAAAATGTAAAAACTGTGATTAGATGGCATGATTCAGGCGATTTCTTTAGTCCTGATTATGTAAACCTAGCATATAGTGTTGCAAAAACATTTCCCAACGTAGACTTTTATGCTTATACTAAAATGGCAGATGTGGCTAAAGGTGATAAACCAGTCAATTTCAAGATGAATTTTAGTGCGGGTGCAAAACCTGATCAAGAAAAACAAGTCGATTTTAAAACAACTAAACATTCAACTGTAGTACCAAAGCAAATGTTTGCTGATTTAGTTGATAGAGAAGAAGTACCAGATCCAGATAAGCCAAATAAAACAATTAAAAAGTTGGTTTATAAATCCCCATCCGCTATTGATATTTTAAAGAAAAAGTTAGCATTAAAGTATAATGTTTCTGAAGACAGTGTCATTACCTACGATGAAATGATGAAAATTCCTGTGGGAGATAAACCAAAGTGGAATGTTATAGTTAAACCAGGTGACGGCGACGATAGTGCAAATAGAGCAGATGTAGTGGGTACTTGGTTATTAATCCACTAATTTAGTTGTATTATCTCACTCCAGAGATATTTATAATCAATGAGTGCTAATTTGGACCAAGATAGGGTAAGATGGCCCGGGAGTGGTAGTAGTGTTAATATAAACACTGTGCCATTTGGCTATTATCTAAACGAAAGTTGCGTTGGAGCTGAAACCACATTTGCAAATGATTGTAGTAGCAGTGCGATGTGGGCAGCAAAACGGTTGGGGTATCCAATCGTTGATATTGAAATGATCGACGTTAATTTCTACGCATGTTTTGAAGAATCTGTACTAGAATATAACCGTGTAGTTAATGAATTTAATATTGTTAACAACATGGTTGATTTACAGGGATTGCCTCAAAATAAATATAAAAATTTAACGGGGATGGGCGTAAAGAGTACTGGTTTACCTTTTATAGTTCAACTGAGCAAACAATATGGAGCCGAAGCACTTGTTGGCGGTGAATATGAAGTTAAGCGTAACTATGTAACTATTAGTGGTAGTATCAACCCTGGCAAAACACATCAGGTTTATGACTTGAATACCTTAATTGGTCGAGACATTGAACATTTAACTGGGTCACGAATTGAAGTAAAAAGAATATTTCATAATAGACCCCCAGCAATTGCTCGTATATACGATCCATTTAGTATGACAGGAATGAGTTACAGTAACGTACTCGGTGAAATGGGATTTGGGGCTTATAGTCCTGCTACACAATTCTTGATGACTCCTATTTTTGAAGATTTGGAACGTGTACAGGCCATTGAATTCAATGATATGGTTCGTAAAAGCGCTTATAGTTTTGAAATTTTAGGTAATAACAAGTTGAGAATATTTCCAATACCATCTGAAAATTTCAAGGTATATATAGATTACATCGTTGAAAGTGAACGTGATATTACCAACTTTTATAGTGGATCTCGTTATGAATATATTAGTGACCCCAGTGATATTCCATACGAATACTGCACATATTGTAAAATTAATCAGCCTGGTAAACAGTGGATTAAAAAATATTTCTTAGCGTTGTGTAAGGAAACATTGGGTCGGATTCTTCAAAAATATAGTACAGTACCAATTCCTGGTGGAGAAGTAACTCTTGATGGCGCTGAATTACGATCCGAAGCCAAAGAAGAAAAAGATTCATTGCTTGAAAAACTAAGAGATATGTTGGAAAAGACACTTCGTGTTAATCAATTAGAAAATAAAGGAAAAGAAAGTGAAGAAATGAATAAGATGTTGTCCCGTGTACCTTTACATATTTATATAGGATAAAACATATGGCTGCACCTGTATCTCCACAGTATCCAAAAACGGATCCAAAATTTAAAGAATATTGGACATCAACTCGCACAGATGTTGGTATTTATAATAACAACTATTCACCTGGTAGATATTTTTCTTCAAGAGACTTAAACTTCTTGAACAGCGTTAGTTCTGAATTAATAGGTGATATAATTGAATGTGTTGTTCAAGTATTTAAGATTGCTGCTTATGAAACCAATACCAATATTTATGGTGAAAGTAGCAGTGACAAAGGAAAGGTGTTCTATTCGGGTATTGATTTGAGTTGTCTTGTTCAACGTGAAGATATTAATACTGAAAATCAAGGTTATGGACCTGATAGAAAACAAGACATTGTTTATAGATTCAGAGAACGTGATTGTATTACCACCAACTATTTTCCAGAAATTGGCGATTTGGTTTTGTACAATCAACGTTATTACGAAATTGATAATGTTATCCAAGAACAATTTGCGGGTGGTCATCCAGACAAGTCTTTGAGTTTAATTGTTAATACTCATTACACAAGACTAAGCAAACTTAACCTCGTAGAAAGACAAACATAATTTATGGCATGGGGTCCAAATACTAATGTAAATCCACCGCCAAATCCGATTGAAAACGCATCAGCTCAATCAGATAGTAAAAAGCTTTATAATAGAGCCAATGCAACTCGCCGTGATACTGATAAACAGAAAAATTTCACGGTTACTTTATTAGATATTGATACAGCTATTATTAATACTTTGAATGATACACTCAGACTTCAAGTTAATGATAATGGTGAAGTTGTAAAAGTACCAGTTATATATGGCAATCCTGAAAGATGGTTTGCTATGAAAAAGTTTGGTCATATTAGAGATAATCAAGGCAAAATATTGTTGCCAGCCATAATGTTTCGTAGAAAAAGTGTTGAAAATAACAAAGAACTTGCCACGTTTAATCGTTATCTAAACTACGAAACTATAATGAATTATAGTGAAAAAAACAAGTATGATCGTTTTGATCTAATGAATAAAGGTGTTTTTACTAGCAAACCAACCAAACAAATTTATAGCGTAAGTTTACCAGTTCACGTAAATATAACATACGAATGCATCATTTGGACTGATTATGTAGATCAAAATAATAAGTTACTGGAACAAATAAACTACGCAGCTAAAGACTACTGGGGTGACGCTGAGAGATTTAAATTTAGAGCTAGGATAGACAGTTATAGCATCGAACAAGAAGTTAACGACGGCGAAGATCGTAATATCAAAACAACGTTCGATATAAATGTCAACGCTTACTTGTTAAATGAAAATTATATAACAAATTTAAACGGGGTAAAAAATACTACCCAAAAGCTATTTACCGTAAGAAAAGTAATG